GATGCGTTAGCCCTTTTTGTATCGTTTTTTATCATTAGATAATTACTTCTAAATCGCTGATTATAAAGGCGATAGTACTTGCGTGTTCCTTATTATAGTGTTACCTTAGCAGTACAATTAGAAACAAAGAACATTCAAAAAACAAAGATTATGAACGAGCAAATTCAGAACATTCTCAACGAGAACGGAACAAAGACTTCAAAGATTCAGAAGCTCCTTAGCCTTGGACTTACACGCAGACAGGTTGCTGACCTTGTAGCAAACGGAAACTACGGATTTGTGCAGAACGTTTACAAGCGCATGATGCAGGGAATCACACAGAACGCAGCGCAAGCAGCGACAACAGTTCTTCCACAACTCGACTACACTTTCAACCGCAACTTCGGTATCGAGATTGAAGCTTACAACTGCACACGTGAACGCCTCGCAAGAGAACTTACCGCAGCAGGCATCAGAGTTAACGTTGAGCGTTACAACCACACCGACCACAACGACCATTGGAAGTTGGTTACCGACAGCAGCCTTTCAGGCAACAACACCTTCGAACTCGTTAGCCCAATCCTCCACGGAGAGCAAGGACTTGAGGAACTTGAGAAAGTCTGCTGGGTCCTCGACCTCTGCAACGCTAAGGTTAACGACTCTTGCGGACTTCACGTTCACATGGACGCTGCTGAATTCGACCTTCAGACTTGGAAGAACCTTATAATTTCTTACAAACGCCTTGAGAATGTAATCGACCACTTTATGCCACTAAGCAGACGCAACAACCGCTACTGTAGAACCATTGCCACCATTTCTGAGATAGCAATCAACCGAGCTTCTAATATTAGCGACCTTAGAGCTGCTTTTGCTAACAACCGCTACCACAAGATAAACCTTGAAGCCTACGCACGCCACCGCACGGTTGAGTTCCGCCAGCACGGAGGTTCAACGAACTTCACAAAGATGTCTGCTTGGATTCATTTTCTCGCAAAAATGATTACCTTTGCAACGCAAGGCAAGGTGAAAAACAACACCACCTTGCAGGACGTTCCTTTCCTTACTGAAAGCGAAAAGTTATACTTCAGATTAAGAACAAAAAAATTAGCAGCATGTTAACAACCTACAGGCTGAAGGGGGGGGGGAAAAAAAGCCGCCCCCCCCC